TGTATATTAGAATGTGGGGCGGAATACCAACGGAAGAAAAGTATGTAACTAAATTTAATCAATAATATGAAAAAGTATGAAGAAGTAATTATAGAAGTTTGCGCTTGGATAATATGTATTACATTAGTTATTGTTATTTTTAAAATATTAAACAACATATAATATGGAAAATACAACACCAAACCAAAACCAAAACCAACACGCAACACTTAATGGTAGTTTTAAGTTTGTAAATAGAGGTGGTAATAACTACATACACCCTACCGCCATTATTGGCGATGATGTGGTATTAGGCGAAGATAATTATATTGGTGCTTTTTGCTATATTACTGGCAATACCATCATTGGTAACAACAACCGCTTTGAAGCATTTTGCTCAATAGGTACAGAGCCAGAACACAAAGATTATTTTGACGAACCAAATCAAGGAGTTGTAATTGGTAACTATAATAGGATTAAAGAATTTGTTACTATTAATTCTGGATGTCAAAAGCCAACCACATTACACAATAATATTCTTGCACTACGAGGTTGCTACATTGGACACGATTCAAGTGTCTATGATAATTGCATTATTAGTGCTAATGTTTTAATTGGAGGTCATTCTTTATTGGGGTATGCAGTTAATATGGGGTTAGGAAGTATTTGTCATCAATTTTCTAAAATAGGAAGTTATGCAATGATTGGTATGGGTGCTATTATAACTAAAAAAGTAAAACCACAATGCTTTGGAGTTTATGTTGGAAACCCAGCAAAGTACATAAAGGAAAATGATTATCATAAGCAAAACTTTACTGGAGAAGCAGTAAATAGTATATGTAAAAAATTTGAAACTTTAGAGTTATGAAAGAAGATACAATTCCATACTACAAATGGTGTTACGGAAAATTTATTTTAGTAGGTTATGTTGAAAAAGATTAAAACAAATTAATTATAATTAACGCAAAACAAAAAGGATTATGAAAAAATTATTAATTACCATTTTGTTGATGTCAACAATATGTTTTTCTCAAATTAATTTGCAAGATGAAGATAGATTTTCAATTCAAATTACAACCGATAATGTAGTATTTCAAAAAGGAATATTTTATGGAGGGGTAGAGTTTCAAGCTGAATTTAGCAATGGAATTTATATTCGACCTCAAATACACTATGCTGATTTAAAAGATGGTTATTTAGAGATAGCTTCTGGAATCGGATTAAATTTTGCAAGTAGTCTTTACGATGTAAGAACAAATGTTTTTACTGGAATAAAATTAGGAGTAATTAATAGGTCTGCCACTAACGCAATATTTGGATTTGAATCTGGAGTAGAAGTTAAAGTATTGCCGAAAGTTTCATTAGGTATTAGAGGGTCGTATGATTTTAGGGGCGATGCAAAATTTTATGAAGGAAAAGATTGGGTTTACAACAGTCAAGGATACATTAAATTTATAATAAATTAATTATGACACTAAAAGAAAAGTTTCAACAATGGTTTATCAATGATGAAGAAGATGAACACTATGAAGGTATGGTAGAACTTGTATCTATTGAACACGAAAAAGTAGCAGATGAATTTGCTATTGGATTTGCGGAGTGGAGTTCTTTTTATAGAGATAAAAATAGAAATTCAAAACTAGATATGTTACATTCAAAAAGTAAGTATGATGAAAGTTATACTACAAAAGAACTATTAGAAATCTATAAAAAAGAAAAAGGATTATGAGATTAACATTATCAATGGCTTCTTTTGGCAGACCACAAAGAACCATAAGAGCAATAAACTGTATTGCAAATCAAAACATAAATGGATGGGAAGCCTATGTTGTAGGAGATGGTTGTCCAATAATGCAAGATTTTATAGATAGCGAATACTTTAACGAATTAATTGAACAATGTTCATATAATGGAAATGATTTGATGATTTGTAATAATCCAATTAATCAAGGTGGAAATGGATTTGCAGTTATTAATAACAACATTCAATTAGCACAAGGTAAATACTTTGTATTTTTTGCCAACGATGATATTATTCTACCAAACCATTTTGAAAATTATCTTTCTCAAATAGAAGATACTGATTTGGATTTTGTTTACTTCAACTCGGAAGTTAAACCAGTAAACGCATTAAGGATTTCTCGTCTTGAATATGGTATGATAGGTCATAGCGAACTAATTGTAAGAACTGACTTTTTAAAACAAATGCCTTTGCACAACGAACACTACGGACACGATTGGGCGTTAATACAAAGTATGATGCAAAATGGTAAACACAAAAAAGCAGAAAATTGTCCAGCTACCTACCACGTTATGAGTTTGTCGGATAGGAGAGAACGAGGAATTGATTAATTTATTATATTTGTAACAAGAAACTTAAAACAACAAATTATGAAAGTCGTACACCGCAAAAAAGAAATACAAAAATCATTATTAGTATATGCTGATTGGAATTGCACAACTGGATTCGGAGCAGTAGCCAAAGAGCTAGTTGATGAATGGTCAAAAGACAAAAATTTAAGTATTGTTATTTTTGCTATTAATGATAAGAGTAAAGCAGTTTACGATTACCTACCAAACGTAAAAGTGATACCAGCTTTGCAAACTGGAGATAAAGACACCAGAGGAGATATTTACAGACGAATTGAATTGCTTCAAATAATTTATCAAAACGATTTTGATGCTTTGTTTTTTTTACAAGATGTAGAAGTTATTAATGCAATGGCTGACAATCTAAAAGAAGTCAAAAATAAAAAGAGAGAGGAAAACCGACCTAACTTTAAGTCGATGATTTATTTTCCAATTGATAGTGAGCCAAGAATGGCTGATTTAAAAGTATTGTCATTTTTTGACGAAGTAGTTACTTATACGCAATATGCTAAAGGAGTAATGAAACCTTTGCTTTCTGACACGCAATTCAAAAAGATTAAGATTATACCACACGGAACTAATACAACCGATTTCCATCCTTATTCTCCACTTGCCAAAGCAAAAGCAAAAAGCGATATTTTTGGTACGGAAGATGTGTTTGTATTTGGAAGCGTAAACAGAAACCAAGTTAGAAAAGATTTTGGAAGTCTTATTATGGGATTTGCTATGTTCAAACATACAACTGGTGCAAACGCCTTGTTATATCTTCATTGTAATCCAGTTGACCCAATGGGAATAAACATTTTTAGATTATGTGATAGAGTAGGATTAGAAGTATGTAAAGATGTAATAATTCCAAAAGACTATTCAGAAAATAAAGGTTGTTCCCTAGAGGAATTGAATAAGATATATAATTCATTTGATTGTTTTATTACAACAACTACTGCGGAAGGTTGGGGATTGACAATTACCGAAGCTATGGCAACAAAATGTCTGGTAATATGTCCAAAACACACTTCTTTGACCGAAATAACAGACAACGGAGAAAATTCTTTGAACTTTATGTTTAGTCAACAAGCAGTTTTTGTAAATGACTTTGAGAAAATAAGAATCACAACAAACCCAATGGAAGTTAAAACTCTATGCGAGGTAGCTTATGGATTAAAAGATGAAGTACCAGAACTACAAGAACAAGTCAAGCAAAAAATTGAAAATGCCTACAACAAAGTTTCAGCTATGAAGTGGGATGGTATTGCAAAGCAGTTTAAAGTGATTATTGATAGATTAGTAAAATAAAAAAAGCCACCATAATAGGTGGCTATTTTTTTTTCTTTAAAAAATAATATGATTACTTTCTAAACGCTCCAACTTTGTAAGCGATTAATACCAATAATACAATTTGAATTGTGTTATGGACATTAGTTCCGCCTAACCATTCTGGACTTTTGATGTCTAAAATTCCTCCCATTTTAAATTTATTTTATTAATTAATAAATACAAATGTATATAATTATAAAATATTATTTTAAATAATATTAAAAATAACTGAAATTTTTTTTGTTGTAAGTAATTCAGTTTAAAACAAATGACAAATACTTATTATTTAAAATATAAGTAAATCATTCAATTTAATTAATTATATTTGCTTTTTATAATACTAAAATCGTTATGGATAATTTAGAAATCTGGAAAGATATAAACGGTTACGAAGGATACTATCAAGTTTCAAATATTGGTAGAGTTAAGTCTTTAGCAAGGGTAATTGAATACAGAAAAGGTATTTATGGAAATAAAAAAGAAATTATTTTAAAAACATTTAAAGATGGAAAAGGGTATTTAAAATATAAACTTTGTAAAAATGGAAAAGAAAAATCAGTTATATCACATAGATTAGTTGCTATTGCTTTTT